CTAGTCGTCCGCTGTCTCTGAGTTTTTTGCTGCTTTCTCCACAGCATCCTCAGCCATGCCAGATAGACGCATCCATGTTATTACGATATCGCAAACAGGCTTTGCGTTCTTCTGCGCCAACCTGTCGCGGTGAGACCGCTGGAAGATCAGCTCTTCGGTCACAGGGTCACGTGCAGCCATGATGCAGAGGTCAGCATATAGCTCCTCTGACTTGGCTTTTTCGCCACCCTTTTTGCGGATATAGTCCTCTGTGCTACCACGCTCACGCGCAGTCATGCTGATTACGAGGACATCAACGCCCCACTCCTCTATGTGGAGGACCTCTCTCCTAAGGTCATCAGCATTCAAAATGCGTTCTGCTATGCTCAAACTACACTTCTCCTTCCTTCAGGCAAATCATCTGTCATTCTGTTAAACATCTTGTTCAGCCAGAGCAGCAACATATCCAATTGCACCTGTGATCTGTGCTGACAGCGATTCCTCCACTACTCCTTCTGTAGCAGCACTCACACTGTCGCTTGTCAATTGTCCGTACGCATAGTAAATGTACTCATCGTTGCCACGCATCTCTAAACCCAAGACTGTAGTTTGTTGAATAACGTCGATGAAGAACGGGTCTCGCCACCATTTCTCGAAAGATGCCGTTCCTCCACGCATGACAGAGATGTATTCTCGCCATCCATCTTGGTTGTCCCAACATGTCACGTCATGCGTATCCGCGGTAGCATCAAGGCTCCAGCTATGTGCGCCACCAACCTTGCTAGGAATAGGCAATGCCCACACGCTTGCAGTCACGACTGCTTCTGCCTCTAATGGTTCGGCAAACCGCACAAGACCACCAGCATGACAAACAGTATAATCAGGAACATCTATCATGCCAGTGACAGTCACAACCACATCCTTGTCAGGGTGCCACCATCGGTTAGAACGGTTAACAGCATAGTATACTTGCCATGTGTCATCAGCACGTGCCATTGGAGTATTAGCAGCAAACAACGGCACATTTGTAGCTGTTAGGTCAATCAGGTATAGAGATGCTTCGTATCCCCTAAGAGGTGCAGCCATACTTTACACCACCACTATACAGCGTTATACTGGGGCTTGCCGCTAATTTGACCAGTAAACGAACACTCTACAAGCCCGTCAACAGATGCAGTAGGGCTTACACCTGTAATCAGCACTGTGGAACGATAGAAGTTGGTGTCATCAACATACTCATCTATCGTTACTGGTTCAGCATTAAACCAAGCATTTTGCAGTGCCTTCTGCCCGGTTTTGGCCTCGTCTTCCATGTCCCAACTAACAGTTATGGAGACGGTTCCGCTGCCCAGTCCATAGATATAGGTGCGCCAACCACCTTGGCCATCGTTCATATGGGTCGTCTCTATGGTGTCGCGAGACATGTCAGCAGACCAGTCCTTGACCCAACCGACCTCATTGGTTCCGACCATGACCTTACCATTATATCCTGCCTTAGCCGCCATCTAAATCACTCCCGATAACCGCCTGTGCCTTCACGCATCAAACGGAAATTCAATGAAAAAACGGGACGCTTGTTTTCGTCCCGCCCTATGTCGCCTATATCACCTAGCATCATAATGCCGCCGTAGTGAGTCCCGTTGATCTCTTGCGCTGGTATGCCAAGTAAAGCGTTCTTAATCTCTACTGCCTTCTGCCATGCCGCCAAATAATCAACAGGAGAACCACGCACATGCACCATGACCATTGGGTAATCTACATTCCATTTGGGATTAGGCGTAAACCCCTTTGTGTCGTATATTGCTATGCGTCTGTCTGGTGCATCGGGGGGCATCATGCCCTGAGTAATTTGCCAATCACCAAAGCCGAAAACGCCAATCCCCTTCTGAACCAACAGTCCACTAATATCCAAAGAGGAAGGGTTCATGTCACCACCTACTCTTTAGAGAGATGTAACCATCTCCCCCAACTTTTCTTTAATGCGTTGCTCAAGATCGCCAGATTTCATTTTGACAGCATCCTCTAGATACTTTGCCTTGCCGCCCTTGGGATGTGCATACTCAATGTGCTCGTGCTGTGCAGCAGAATACGGCATCGGGTACTCTATTATCACAGCTGGGGACTGGGTGTTAGGCGCACTAGATTCATTTTCCACATTAATCGAACCGTCTTTGCTGCCTGTAGCAATCACATCCCCTGTATCGCCCCGCACTGCATATGTCCCAATAATCCTATCGCCTTTTTGGATATCCACAGGCGTAAAGGTTGCACCAGTATCCCACATAAGAGTAGCTGACTCACGCAATTGGCCTGTATCTACCGGAGTATCAGCTACGGACTGCTCGAAGATCTCTAAGCTAGTCTCACGCAATGCTTCGGCAGCACTCCCCGGTGCCAAGGCAACCAGTTTGTTGAGCTTGCCGACAACCTTATCCAACCCTTCTATACGCGCAGCCATTACACATACACCCTCCAATGGTCAGTAGTGCCGTCAAGCCCAACGTGTTCAGATAAGGCCCGTGGCTCTTTCGCACCCGCAACAACCGGTTCGCCATGATGGATACCGTACGCTAACTTGCCTGACATGTCCACAGCCTGTGGCAAGTAGAACACGTGACTTGCTACATACTCCGCGCCATGCTTGTCCCTAACAAGCTTCATGATGCCCTGATAACGACACTTGAGGTGTTGAGGGGGAAGATGATGAACAATTCCCCAATTGTCTTCTTCGCCCGGAGGCCAATACGTACACCATTGGTTCAGTGTTGCAATCATGTGATTGGCACCGTCCCGACTAGCCAATGCGACAACAGGGCTTCTGCCTCCATAGACAACAAGCCATCAGTACGCATGGCATATTGCGCACTATACGTTTCGGAAGCATCCCCTATCTTGACCGATCGCACCCCTTCTGCTATGCGCTGTAGCCTCATTGTGTCAGCCCCCATCAATGCCAAAGCCTCTTCACATACAGCATCCTTGACTTGTGGCGGGGCCTCACACACGGTTCCAAAGGCCATGCGGGGGAATGCCAATGGTTGTTCAGCTGTTACTTTACGTCCCTTGAGCTTTTGTCGGTCGATTCGCCTTGTGGCGGTGAGGATTGCTTGTTCTTTTTCCGTCTCGTTGGCTTCTTGCCATCTTTCTGAGTTGTATCGTCCTCCGAAGTAGGCGTTGGCCTCCGTGAGACTGATGTAGCTGTTGACTCCGACTGTGAGCACGGCGGCTCCACCTCCTCGAAATCAGAAGAACGGGCAAGCCGTTCAGCAAGCTCACCCGTTACATTCCATATTAGACCTGTCTTTTTATTGCGAACCCACATACCTACACGCCCACAGGCAGTAACCCAGCACCGATAGTAATCGTGGTAGCATCAGCAATATCCAAATACAACGTCTCATCAGCCTGTTCGAATCTCATTGACTCCAACGGCCCAATGAACATTTCGGACTCAGCCGGAATCTCTACTACCAAATCGCCTAGTGTTGCACGGGAATACACGCCTGCCTTTACTGTCAAACGATTCGCGCCCTCCTTGCCGCCAGTGAGTGCAGTTGCCGCCATCTCTGTAACTGTTCCAACGCCAGTATCCAGCCCGGCATTCGCTACAGCCACAAGAGCATTAGCCTCTGCATGGGCCGCGATTGCCGTAGCGATATCACTAGCTGTTGTCGTGATCGCTTTGGCTGCACCAGTGGCAAGAGACACTGTAATGGCTGTGCCATCCACAGACACCGCAAGTTCTGCGTCTACATCATCAGGGTCTACGTATTCAACAGTAATGGCATTGCCCAATGCTCCATTGAGCTTGGATGTGTATTTCAGATCATTGTTATCTCCCGCTAGTTCTGTGGTCAGCGTAGCCTTTGTTTCTTTTGCCGCATTCTTGACATGTATTATCAAGCGTTCAGGACGCGGGGCAGCAAGAGCCATACCGTTCGCTACATCGTCAGCGTCTATTGTGTGGTAGGCAGCAGCAAGGTTCTTGGCTGTGTTCAAGGCCAAGGCAGCTGCTGTCAATTTAGTTCTATCTCCCATAGAATTCACTCCTTAGTAAAAGGGCGCGATAAACGCGCCCATATCCAGCTTGCCTATGCCCTATTTACAGTCAACACAGCGAGAGCGTTCGGACGCACAACCTTAGCACCGTATACATGAAGCCCCTTGATCGCATCGGAGAAGCCCTTCTCAGGACGATACCCTTCAACCGATACAATCTGGTCGGCGAAACTCCACGCCATCCTGTGCCCAGCCGTGATCTTGTATAGCGCACCGTTTGTGTTCGGGACATTATTGCTCTTGAGCAGGGTGAATCCAGCAGCCTGCCCAACCGTACCGTTCATCAACCTGTCCTCAGCTGGCATATTGCCCACCTTCACGAAACGGTCATCCTTCAACAGAAGCCCTTCGTAGAACGGAGGGATGATTGCCCAGCGGCCTTCCTCGGGAATATCGTTCTCATCCAAAAGGACGCTCATGTCAACCAAGTACTCATATGCTGTAGTGGCAGTCGGAACAATGGGGTTTACATCGTCGCCAATTGCATTACCGGCAGCAATGTCAACGTACATGTCAGCAATATATCTGTCGGCAACGTTGCGAAGGGCATATGCGGCCTCTCGCATGGCCTCGTCCATCATCTTCGGGTGCTGCTGAACCTTATCTATGTCATCAACCTCGAAGTGAAAATACTTCTGCTGGTCAATAACAAGAGTTGTCTCAGCATCAGTAAGCTGCTGGGGGGCACCAATATCGCCATATTTGGCATAGTCACCGACATCT